AAGTCTTTTACCAATCCATTCAATTACATTTACAGTAACGGCATTACCCATCTGCTTGTAGCGGTGTGAGTCTGATTGCCCGTCAGTCCAACCATCAGGAAAACCTTGTAGTCTTTCACATTCAACTGGGGTAAGGCGACGTACATCTACATCATTTGCAACCATTGGAGTATTTAATCCACCCGTTCCCATAAAACTTGTTAAGGTGTTAATTGTATCACCTTGTATTCTTGCACCGTCGGATCTATGCGGGTGAAATACAATGACAGTTGTCCTTACATCACCGCAGTCAAATGCGTTAAGTGTTGGCATCACTTCACCCTCAATCCAAGTTTCATAATCCGTATCGCTTTGCGCTCTACGGCTTTTGGTAAACCAATAGGGTTTCACTTCCACCACCCAAGTCACCACCATTAGCCCTTAAAGTGCCAGTGCCTTTTTGATAATTAGCAAAAGAAGATGGCGTAAAGCCACTCACAACTACATTATCTTCTGGTCTTTTATAAGAAGTTGCAGTTATTGTTGTTGGTCCTTCGGTGTATCCCGCGAAACTTGATTGACCAAAGCTTCTTGGAGAGCCGTCGGTAGCACTTTTCCTCTTCTGTTTGCTCGGCGCAAAATTCCCTCGCATGCTTTCTTGCTCAATGAATATCGGGTTTCTACTTCTGTCAGCAACACTTCCGACAATGAAGACTCTTCGGCGTCGTTGGGGTACTCCGAAGAATTGCGAATCCAAAACTCGCCATTCAATGTGGCGATACCCTGCGTTGGCCAGTTCAGTGAGGACGACTCCGAAATCGCGTCCTTCGTTGCTTGATAGAAGTCCAGGCACGTTTTCCAAGATGATAGTTTGTGCTTTAACTTCTTGTGCAAATTGTATGGCGTCCCAGAATAATCCACTTCGTTCTCCAGCGATACCAGCACGTTTGCCAGCGACGCTGACGTCTTGGCATGGGAAGCCCCCGCAAACAATGTCAACTCTTCCAATTAGATCAATCTCCTTTGCCCATTCAATTGCTGTGGTTACATCATCATGCAATGGCACATCAGGCCAATGCTTTTTTAGTATCTTCTGTGCGTGTTTGTCTATTTCTACTTGACCAATGCAGGTATGACCTGATCGCTCAAGCCCTAGATCAAAGCCACCTACTCCTGCAAATAACGAAACAAATGTACTCATCGCGCCTCGTAGAAGTCAATTAATTTGATAGGTGAACCGTAGAACCGCAGGTGTGTAAGCGGATACTCAAATGGAAACTCTCGTAGGTTTAGCCCACGATGCCCACCGACATGGGTATTGTTATTGTTATGTCCGATGTCGTTGCAGATCAAAGCATACTTGCAACTGGCTACGATCTTATCCATAATGATTTCAACTGTCTCATTAGGTAGATGTTGCAAGACATCTTTAATCAAAATCAAATCTACTTTTGGTAGTTCAGCCTCAGCTGCATTGGCTTGGACAAACTGTATGTTATCGGTAGCGTTTAACTTGGTAGTTTCAAGTATCTTCTCAGATACATCCATGCCAGTATACTCTTTACCTTCAAGGTTATAGTGCTTACCCAATTGCCAATCGCCACAACCAATATCAAGAACTGTTTTGATGTTAGATTGAGCCAACATCTTATTGACTTCATCTATCCAAGGCATGGCGTTGGCAGGGTCAGATCCTGGACCAGACCCTACTCCCCACACACCAGTGGTGTAAATGTTGTCAAAGACTTCGGATGTTTTCATGCCGCAATTCTATCATTAAACCAGTCTACTCCGCTTTGTAAATAGACTTCGTTAACATCACAATTATCAGGCAGATGGATTACTTCGGCTTTATCCAAGTCTTCTTTAATCCTCTTTGCAAGCTCTTGTCCTGGATTGCGGCCATCTTCTTTAACATCGTTGTCTGCGAAAATGAGGATGCGACTGTACGATTCAAAAAGTTTAGGGAACCAGGGCTTCCATTGAGAAACTCCAGCAACTCCCACCGCAGGTATGCCGACGATACCCGATACAACAACGGTGTCAATCTCGCCTTCGCAAATGGCAATTGTGTCGCTGTGCTTATGCAAGTCATTGACATTAAATAGCCCAATCTTTTGCCCCGTAGGCCATAGATACTTAGGTGTGCTTTCATCAATGGCACGAAATTTAATACCGACAACACCCGCTGGCGTTTGGTAAGGGATGGATAATCTTCCAACTGCATGTTCATGTCCCGCACTAGGCTCCACGACGCTTCCAAGACGGAACGTATTTACGACTTCCTGTGTTATGCCCCGTCCCTCTAGGTAAGAGAGAGCCTGTGGTGTTATTGCGTTGCAATACTTTTCGGCTGCTTCCGTTAGCAATCTGCGCTGCTCTGCGTTTAACATCTGTAAACTCCTTTAAGTTTTCCTTCGCTTGTACTAATGTGTAGACATCGCCTAGCACTTGGCACACTAAGCAGTTGTAGCCTTGTGTATCTAAGTTGTAAGCGGCACTGCTATGGCTATCATCATGGATGACACACTTGCATGGTATCCAGCCATGCCGATCTGTAACGGTTACACCGTAATGTTCTAGGACCGCACCAAGATCAGGCTTAGATTCCATTGGTTACTCGTAGCCATTGGTCTAGATCTTGGATAACCCAAGACTGTTCTAGTCCTGCCATGCGACGCTTAACAATTACATAGGCTGGTGGCACTGCATCTAGGCTTCTAGCCTTAGCATAGTTGGCTGCTTCAACGCAGGCTTCTCGCCAGAACTGTGGCAGATCCATCTTGACTGTTGCCTTCAACTCAAAGACGTATGGTTGCCCAGCTACTATGGCAACCAAATCGCCTTCGTCGTCTTTTCCTGCGAGGCGTAATCTTTCGGCGTTAACGCCTTTAGATCTAAACCACTTGAGTACAGATGTTTCAAACAAAGAACCTTTGCGCTTGCCGTATGTACTCATTCGTAATCCTCAATGATTTTAATAGCAGTATGAATAGCCAGTCTTTTCTCTATCGTTGCAAGTCCATCATTAAAAGATAGATGGTCTTCAATGAACTTTACTAGACTTTTTACTAAGAGTTTATTGCTCATAGTCCAAGCATACCAATCAAGTCTTGTGCATTACGCTTAATCAAATAGCGACGCGCTAGGGCTTTGTCTTCATCAGATATTTCTATATCTGTTTCTTCAAGCCATGCGGCGGCTGTNTGCATGCCATCTTTCCAAATGGTACTCANTGTATTTGACTCCAACTCTGTGCGATGAATTGGGAAGTACGATCTGAATACATAGTCATACGGCTGGCATCAGCCCATAGAGTTACATACTTAGAACCATCTGCACTATTTGCAGCAAAGCGGTTCTTAACACAAGCAACTCTAAACTCGCCAGTGGCTGGCACTAGCGCAACGGTTAAGATCATCTCAGGTAGTTGAGCGATCTTGCCCTGGATAGCTTTACGACTTGGTGGCATATCTGGTCTGCCTTCTGCTTCTGTGGTGTGGTGCAATAGCATTACTGCTGCATCAGTCTCACGTGCGATGTGGTGCATAGCCTTGGCTATCTCACGCAACCCAGCCCATTCATCATTGTGTAGCGACACCACGTTCATGGCATTGTCCACAATAATCATGTGCGGATATTCACCGTATGCTTCGGCATAAGCACGGATAGATAGATCTATCTCATCTAGCGTAGGGCTTGGATAGAAGTCAAACTGTAGATGCTTAATGCTCTCCAGCTCAGCCCCATAAAATTCTTGACCAGCACCTGAAGCAAATGCTTCTTCAACTGTAGAAACTTTATGACCAGTAATCATTGACGCTGCACGAATTGCGGTTGTGTAACCGTCTGTGTCTGCTGATATGTACAGCGTTGGCACTTTCATTTGCACTGCCATCCAAAGAGCGATGAGTGATTTACCAGCGTTAGGCTGGCCCGCAATCATTGTCATCTGCCCCCGCCTAAACCTAATCCCTTCTTGTTGCAGTTTTGGGAATAGGTCAGGCAGTAGTGCATAATCATTGGTGCTTTTCGCTGCCGCTTGATGTAGTGACAGCATCAGATATTAACGAACGAACTTAGGCTCGCATTGATCTGGTGTACCCTTCGGTGATGGGCAGAACCAGCCCTTCCAAGCCTTTGGTGCGCCTGGCTTAGACTCACGCCATACCAATGCACCGTGCTTGCAATGACCTTCTGCTGGTGTTGCAGTAGGAGCAGG